GTGCGGCAGGTTCAACATTCCTGATGGCTTTGCAAAGAGCCACAAGAGTGCAAGTATTCCCGTATTATTCGTGGAATACTTTAACCTGGTCTTCGATGAAGACGGTTCTCTCCGAGACGTAGTGTCTGCCGAAGTGATTAAACATCTTCGACAGCTACTCTACTTCGCGTACAAGCTCAAGCTTCCTTATTCCAAATCTGACGAGGCGATCGTAATAGATCGTTTCGTTCAGACGGATGCAGAACTTGAGACTTCTGATGATCCTCTTGCCTTGAACATACTGTCCCTGGCAAAGATTATCACAAGGAAGGTCTTTCATGATTTTGATCAGAAGGACATTCGTCCGCGACATGGTCCCGGAGCGGTGGCTACAGGTGAAAAGCTCGAGGAGAAGTGGGAATTTTCCCGCCTCTACAACGCTATTCACCAGGTGTACCCCTACTACGAATATTTCGTATGTGGGGGGGCTCGTGAACTTTCAGATCGATTGGAATGGTATCGGTCCCTGTCTCGCCTCGAAAGTGGCGCGGCTAAGGTCGTACTTGTTCCGAAAGATTCGCGCGGTCCGCGGCTTATCTCTTGCGAACCCCTGGAATACCAGTGGATTCAGCAGGGGCTTGGCCGGAAGTTGGCTGACTTTCTTGAAGAGCGTTCGCGCTTTACAAGGGGTCGTGTCAACTTCACAGATCAGGGAGTCAATCGTGATCACGCTCAAACTAGCTCTGCTAGTAAAGAGTTTGGTACAATTGATCTCCAAGATGCGTCGGACAGGGTCTCTCTCGAGCTTGTTAGGAGAGTCTTTGCTGACTCTCCGACACTACTTCGAGCTTTAGAGGCCTGTCGCACGACAGCGACAAAACTCCCAGATGGGAGAATGATCACACTCAAGAAATTTGCGCCGATGGGTTCAGCTTTGTGCTTTCCCATCGAAGCGTATGTTTTCTGGGTTGTGATTGTCGCTGCTGTCATTCACGCGACCAATCTGCCACTGTTTAGAGTGGGCAAGCTCATCTACGTCTACGGGGACGACATAGTCGTCCCAAGTAGATGGTTTGAGCTTAGCACGCAGGCTCTTGACGCGGTTGGCCTAAAGGTCAACCGCGACAAGTCCTACGTCAGAGGGAACTTTCGCGAAAGTTGTGGCATGGACGCCTTCAATGGTGAAGATGTCACGCCCTTTCGCTTGAGGACCCTTTGGTCAGGTCTACCGTCAGATGGTTCCGCTCTACTGTCGTATGTCAGTCTCGCCAATCAAATGGAGAGTTCTGGCTATACATCAGCAGCCAAACTGTTATGGAAGGAGCTCGAAGGTGTGTACGGTAAAATCCCGTACGGTACCTATCGCGCTTCTTATCCATGCAGACTGGTGAAGGATCCACTCGTTGCAGAAACCTTAAATAGGAATCTGTTGGGTGGACGCTTCAACCGGAAACTCCAGCGACTCGAGTTTCTTCTACCTAGCCTTTCATCTAGGCGAATTAGATCTAAACTCGATGGCTGG